AGTTTGAAAGTATTATTGAAGATATATCTTCTGAAGAAATTCAGGCAGAAGATGTAATAGAGGTAATTGATAATCTCAATTCAGAACAACTTACAGAAGTTTTAGAATCTATAGGTATAGAGCAATTAACAGAAGTAATTGATGAATTATCAGAAGAGCAAACCCTTGATCTTGTTGAAAATATTGAATCCGTAGAAGCTTTAGATAATGTTATTAATGCAATTGCTGATTCGGAAGAACCAATTGAGGCATCTGTTGCAGTAGCAATTATTTTAAATGATAACTTTACAGAGATATCTACTGAGGCAGCCCAAGAGGTTTTTGCAAATGTTGATGCTGATTCTTTTACTGATGAACAAAAAGAGGAACTCTCTGAGGCTCTTACGGAAGCTCCTGATGAAATCAAAGAGGCTTTTGAAGAGGAAATTGATGTTTATGGCGGAGGTTTTGATACTTATGTTCCAACAGGATCAAGCATTGATGTTGGCGCAAGAAAAACAGTTATCGCTGCAGTTGCAACATTAACAGCAACGGTTGCCGTTACTGGCGCTGCCGGAGCGTCACCAACAGCACCAGCAGGAGGCTCAGGAGGCGGTTCTGGAGGCTCAGGAGGCTCTTCTAATCCAAGTTCTGGCTCAGAAGGTCGTTCACGAAAAGAAGAAGAGGGAAGCGAGCCAGCAGGTGAAATTGTTGATGCTGAAGGTGAGGATGATGAGCATTATGCTAAAAATAGCATTTACGAGTATTATATAAAGGAGGGAATTGAAATGAAGAAATTTAACTGGTCTGGTTTTATAAACAAACTTTGGAATATAACTGCCGGGTTAGCATTTACTCTTGCAGGTAGTTATGTTGTTTATATTACCCTCTCTGGCGCAACGCAAAGAGCGGCGGGTGTTGCTACCCTAATTGCAATATTTATCCACTATACTCACAATATCTTTAAAAACGATATTAACTGATCCAGTTTCCTTATCACAAACAATGGGGTATAATAGAATTATACCCATTGGGGTAGGGAGGTGATCATGTCTACTAAGTCACAAAACTTAGATCAAGCACTTAAGGGAGGCGCACTCGGCGTTTGGGTCTGGCTGGCTACTGTTCAGCTAAATCTTGACGGTGAAGTAGTTGCCGTATTAACACCGGCAATTGCCTACGGACTTGCATGGTTATCAACAAGAGTTGGCGATCCAACAGTTGCTTCTTTCTTAGCAAAGAAGCCTGCGGAAAAGCCCGCTGTTAAAAAGAAGGCATAAGCGATGGAACAGGTCAAAAATATTTGCCTTCGTATATTAGCGACCTTTTCTGCCTCGGGACTTGGAGTTATCGGGGCGGGTACAATTGCTGGCGTTCCTGTTTGGAAGGCGGTTTTTATGGCAGGGATTGCTGGCGTTGCTACCGTTGTTGAAGGTTTATCACGTGAGTTCTTAGATGATGGTAAACTAGATATGGATGAAATCAATGAAGTCTTCAGTAAAGTCGATAAGAAAGCAGTTAAGAAAGAGGAGGAATTCTAAAATGAGCGTTAAATGGAATATTATTGCACCAGTCAAAAAGCCTGCAGATCTTGAAGGCATTGCACCTGGGAAGTTGCCAGAAAAACTTTTGAAGCCAATTAAGGGTGGCGGTAAGTTGCACTGGAGAGCTGCAGATGCATGGGAGGCAATGGTTGAGGCTGCCAAGGCTGATGGCGTTGAATTAAAGCCAGTTTCTGCTGGGGATACATATCGCTCATTTGAATCTCAATTAATGGCATTTAGACAAAGATATCAGAAAGAGCCAATTGCTGGAGCTCAGACAAGAACTTTTGAAGGGATTAAGTGGTACAAGAAAGATCCTAAGCTAGCCAGCCTTGCTGCACCTGGTACATCGCAGCATAATAGCGGATTGGCAGTTGATGTTCATACTGCCGCTGAGCCAAAGCGTTTAGATTGGCTTATTGACAATGTTCGTAAGTTTGGATTTAGCTGGGAAGTTGTTCCAGAAGAACCTTGGCACTTACGCTATACAGAAGGCGACAATCCCCCTGCTACTGTGATTGAATTTATTACAAAGAGAGATGGACAAGCACCTACGCAGACACCTGTTGTTCAAAAACAAACTGCAACTGTTCAAATTAATGCTGCGGATTATCCAACATTAATAAAGGACAATAAGGGTCGCGCTGTAAAAAATGCTCAGAGTCTACTGGAAAAGCATGGAATTAAATGTTCACAGGATGGAAATTTTGGTCCAAAGACTCAAGAAGCAGTCAAGCAGTTTCAGACTAAAGTTGGTCTTCCAGCGACAGGAGATGTTGATACAGCAACTTGGACAGCCTTGCTCTCGTAAATAAAAATTGATATATTCTTAGTGAGGACTTATGCAAGCTGCTACTCGTAATATTACTATTTATCAGGGCGATACCTATGTCCATGAATTAAGAATTCGTAATAGTGCAAATGCTAATGTTAATATAACTAGCAGAATTTATTCTGGTCAAATTCGTAAAAGAAGATCATCTGATGCAACGTCTGCAATTTTTACATCTGAAATTACAAATGCTGCAAATGGCATTGTTGTTATGTCCCTCACAGCAGGCCAAACTGCTAATTTAAAAAGTGGTTCTTATGTATATGATTTTCAAGAAGTTAATGGTTCTACTGTAACAACATTAATGACTGGAGTAGTTACTGTTACTGGCCAGGTGACTCAGTAATGGCTGATATTACAACATTACAGGTAACAACTAGTGATATTTCTAATGTTTCTGTTATAACTGATGTTACCGTTTTAACACAAACTGGTGGTACAATTAATCTTGCAAGTTTAAGCTTTAGTGATACGGCTCCCGCCAATATAGCGAGAACTGCAAATGCTGGAGTAAGTAATCTTGCAGCTAGATCAGACCATGTTCATAGCGCTGCAGATTTATTGCTTGATGGAGGAAATTATTAATGGCTAATAAAATTAGAATTAAGCGTAGAGCGTCAGGCAGCGCAGGAGCGCCAACAAGTTTAGAGAATGCAGAATTAGCATTTAACGAAGTAGATGATGTTCTTTACTATGGTGAAGGAACTGGCGGTGTTGGTGGCACAGCCACAACAGTTATTGCCATTGGCGGCTCAGGTGCGTTCTTAACTCTTAGTGGTGATCAAACTATTACTGGTAATAAAACAGTTAATGGAAATACGACATTTAATGGGATTACAATTGTACCTACCCCAACTGCAAACAATCATGCAGCGACTAAGTTATATGTTGATGGTGCCGTATCTAATGCGACAACAACATTTACCCTTGCTGGCGATGGCGGTACAAGTCAGACAATTACATCTGGCGATACACTAACAATTTCGGGCGGTACAGGTCTCACAGCAACCGCTGGGGCAACCGATACTATCACCATCAATCTTGACAATACCGCAGTTACAGCTGCTACATATGGTAACGCATCTGCTGTTGGTTCATTTACAGTTGACGCTCAGGGTCGTTTGTCCAACGCAGTGTCTACATCAATTTCAATCACTGCTTCACAAGTTAGTGATAGAGCAACAAACCTTGTAACGGGTCTGACAGGAACCGCTAATGAAATTGCAGTATCAAACTCTGGTGTTGGTGCAGTAACACTTAGCCTTCCATCTAATGTTACGATCAGTAATAACCTCACAGTTTCTGGGGATTTGATTGTTAATGGCAATACAACAACTCTTAACACAGCAACAATTGTTGTTGAGGACAAGAATATTGTTCTTGCCAATGTTGAATCACCAACGGACACGACAGCTGATGGTGCTGGATTTACAATCAAAGGTGCAACAGATAAGACATTGAACTGGGTTGATGCTACTGACGCTTGGACATCTTCTGAACACTTCAATATTGTTTCTGGTAAGTCATTCTACATTGGGGGCTCAGCAGTACTTTCAAATACAACTTTGGCTTCAAGTGTCGTTACCTCAAGTCTTACATCTGTAGGCACAATTGGTACAGGTGTATGGCAAGGAACTGCTGTAGCAATTGCTTATGGCGGTACTGGCTCTGCAAATGCTTCTGATGCAAGAACTGCATTAGGTCTTGCAATTGGTTCAAATGTTCAAGCCTACAGCGCTCAGCTCGCAGCACTTGCTGCGAACACTGCTACAATTGATGGTGGTACTTTTTAAGTAAGAGGTTTTATGGCTAATATAATTAAGATTAAGAATTCTGGTACAGCCAATGCTGCCCCAACATCTTTAGAATATGGTGAATTAGCTATTAATTATGCTGACGGTATTTTATTTTTTAAAGACTCAAGCAATGCAATTATTTCTTTTGACATAAAAGGTCTGTTTAAAGTTGATATTTCTGATTTAGCTGTTGATGTAGCAATGTCAACATTCTAGGGTATAAAACCCTTATTCTGTTATAATTGAACTATGGATGATGTAAAGATTGAAACAAGTAAAACGCTAACTCTAACGCTTCCAAGC